CAACGCGCGTACCCATTCGCGCAAACAAATCAAACAGGTCGCCCGATCGGTCAAGGAGTTTGGCTTCACGAACCCCGTTCTGATCGACGATGCCAGCAGGATCATCGCCGGACATTGTCGTGTCGAGGCAGCCAAGCTGCTTGGCCTGCACGAGGTGCCGACCCTGACGCTGTCGCATCTGAATGAAGCTCAGATTCGCGCTTATATGATCGCCGACAATAAGCTCGCAGAAAACGCTGGTTGGGACAAAGGTATTCTGGCCCTTGACTTCCAGAATCTGATCAAACTTGGTTTTGACCTCGAGTTCACGGGCTTCTCGATGGCGGAGATTGATCTCACCTTCGCCGAGGTTGGCGAAAGCGCGTCGTCCGCGGATGATACCGTTGCAGAGCCGGAAATAGGCGCTCTTCCGATCACCAATCCGGGCGATTTATGGCAACTCGGGGCGCATTGTCTGCTGCATGGCGATGCGCTCGATCCAAGAGCCTACGACCAATTGCTGCAGGGCGAAAAAGCCGCCGCCATTTTTGCCGATCCGCCCTATAACGTGAAGATCGACGGCCATGTCAGCGGCTTGGGAAAAACCCGGCATCGTGAGTTTGCCATGGCCTCGGGCGAGATGTCGGAAGCTGAATTCACAGGCTTTCTGGCGAGTTTGTTTGGCAACCTGGCCCAGAACAGCAAAGACGGTTCGATTCATTTCATCTGTATGGACTGGCGACACCTAAGGGAGACCCTTGCCGCCGGTCATGCGACTTACAGTGAGCTAAAAAATCTGTGCGTCTGGAACAAGAACAACGCCGGCATGGGATCGCTTTACCGGTCGAAGCATGAGCTTGTCCTGGTCTTCAAACACGGACAAGCGACGCACATCAATAATGTGGAGCTCGGGAAGCACGGTCGCTCACGCTCCAATGTCTGGGACTATCCTGGGGTCAACACCTTCCGACCTGGACGAGATGAGGCGCTGAGCGCACATCCTACGGTGAAGCCGGTAGCATTGGTCGCCGATGCTATCCTGGACGTCACCCGTCGCAACGACAGTGTGCTTGATCCCTGCGGCGGTTCGGGGACGACGCTAATCGCTGCAGAGCGAACTGGTCGCAAGGCTCGAGTGATCGAAATCGATCCGCTTTACTGCGACGCGATCATACGCCGTTGGCAAAAAGCTGCCGGCGAGCAGGCCATTCATGCTGAAACTGGCCGCACGTTTGACGATATTGCCACAACCAAGCTTGCCATTATGCAAGCGGCGCGCCAGCGCGCGCTTCCCGAACTCCAACAGGTAGGTGATGCATAATTCGAATGGCAATGGCACCCCAGGTGCCAAGCGGAATTACGACGTGGGTTACAAAAAGCCACCACGACATGGCCAATTCAAGCCTGGACAGAGCGGCAATCCGAAGGGACGGCCCAAAAAAGCCCCGAGCCTGAGTGACCACGCAAAGAACATTCTATCTGAGAAGATAGCAATGCGAGAGGGTGATCTAACCAAACGCATCACGATGCGTGAGGCCCTGCTGCGGACAACGTTGAAGGCAGCGTTAAACGGCGACCATCGCGCGAGGCAGGTCTATTTCCTGCTGATTCAACAATCGGAGCACGAAGAACGGGTCAAAGCCGGTAACGAAGAACAGCTTGCCGAGTTGCAGGAGCTGGATCAAATCATACTGGACGAATTCCAGGCTCATTTAGGTAAAGAGGAGCCGGAAGATGGCAACTAATGCTGTCAAAAGATCTTCTGTCACTCACGATATCATCTCTCAGCAGCGCCTCTTGCAGGCGCTGCTGCGGACAGACCTTGCCTCCTTTATCGGCAAGGCCTTTGGGCAGATCACGCCGGGCGCCACGTACCTGCCCAACTGGCATATCCGCGCGATTGCCTGGCACCTCCAGCAAGTCGAGGCAGGTCAGATCAAGCGGCTAGTGATCACCATGCCACCGCGATCGCTCAAGTCGATCGCGGCCTCGGTCGCCTTCCCCGCCTGGATCCTGGGCCGCGATCCGACGCGAAAGATCGTTTGCGTCAGCTACGCCAACGAGCTGTCCGTGAAGCACTCGAATGACTGCCGGGCAGTCATGCAGTCGGACTGGTACCAAGCCTTGTTCCCGCAAAACCGCATCCGCCGCCTGAAGAACACCGAACACGAAGTGCACACTGTCAGTAATGGCTACCGTTTTGCGACTACAACCGGCGGCACGCTGACCGGCCGCGGCGGCAATCTCATCATCATCGATGATCCAATCAAGGCGAGCGATGCTGCGTCCGAAATAACCCGCGCAAGAGTCAAATCCTGGTTCGACGAGACGCTCCTGTCCCGTCTCGATAATAAAACCGAAGATGCGATCGTCCTCGTGATGCAGCGCCTCCACGTCGATGACCTTGCCGGCCATGTGCTGGAAAAAGGCGGGTGGGTACATTTGAACCTTCCGGCCATCGCAGAATGCGAGGCCAAGGTCGTCACCGGCCCTAATCGTCACTATGTGCGCCAGATCGGCGAAGTGCTCCATCCGGCGCGCGAGCCCCGGTTCGTGCTCGATGAGCTGAAGATCGCCATGGGCTCAAGCACGTTCTCGGCGCAATACCAGCAGGCCCCGGTCCCACCGGGCGGCAACATGGTTCGCTGGGAGTGGTTCGAAACTTATGACGAACTCCCTCCCCTCGGGTCCAACGACAAGATCGTCACCAGCTGGGACACGGCCTCGAAGGCCACCGAGCTTGCCGATTACACCGTCGGCATCACCTTCCAGACCTCTGGCGAGCGGATATTCATCCGCGATGTTGTTCGAGAACGGCTGGATTACCCCAGCCTTGTGCGCCGCGTTCTCGCCGAACGCGAGCGCTGGAAACCGACTGCTCTTCTGATTGAAGACAAGGGCTCAGGCACAAGCTTGATCCAAGATCTGCGATCGAAATTCGTACCGGTGATTCCAATACTCCCTGAAGGCGACAAGATTGTCCGCATGAGCGCGCAATCAGCGAAGATCGAGGGCGGAGCTGTGTATTTGCCAAAGAAAGCCGACTGGCTTGGCGATTTCCGTGCCGAAATCCTCGCCTTTCCGCATGGGCAATTCGATGATCAGGTCGATGCGTTGTCACAAGGGTTGCGCTGGATTACCAGCCGGCAGCGGTCGTTGCTCGAGCTCCTCTAGCGCGCAGGCGGGACGGCAGAGAGCATTGGTTTGTCGAAAACATCGCTTGCTCGAACGAACTTCAGAGCGTCAATCGTCAGGCGCGTTGGATCGCGTCTGCCTTCCTGGCCGAGTTTGATGATCTGCTGCGCCAGCAATTCCAACACGGCGGGGGACTGATTTTGAAGTTCGCCTGTATGGGTCAGGATCTCAATCGCGCGATCATAAGAGGCCGCGAGAACGATCAAGGTCTCGGGCTCCAGCGCTTCCTGAAACGACGAAATTCTTTGTCCCATGATGCCCTCCACCGCCAATGCCGCAGAGGTTCTTTCGCCTGGCTTTCGGCTCGGCGAACCAGTCTATGAACGGCTTGAACCCACTTTCAAGGGTACCGCCGGTTGAAAATCAGCCGATGTCATTGATCGAGATGCCCTGGCGCAAGATGCTCGATCGTTCGCCCAATGAGCCAGAATGTTGCTCTCTTTCCGCTCGACTTCGGCGGCAAAGGACGCATGTCTGTGGGCATGACGAAGCCCCTAGACCGCACTGCAACAAAGACCTTGCTCAAGCAGGAACTGAAAGAGATCCACCGACGACTGCGGAAAGCCCGAAACCTGGCCGAAAGCAACGAGCTCGAACAGGCGGTCGAAGCTGCAAGCGAAATCGCTGAACTGGCTTGGCAAGTTGCGCACATTCTTGATGCCGAGGAACTGCTCCACCGATTTTCAAGGACTTAAAACCGCTCCCCTCTCCGAATCCCGGTAGCCGCGCATGCGCACGCATGGCGCGGCCGAGGTGGTGACAGCGCCGCTGTCGCAACCACGGAGACACAGATGCAGGACAATCTTGCGAACGGTTCGAGCGCCCCAACGCCTGATAGCGTAGCTAAGCCTTCATCTCGCCGGAAGGCGGGCACCTCAGTTGGAGCCGTACAAAGCAAGCCAAGAGGAAAGCCGACGCGATCCACGTCGAAGCAGGCCGAGGTGCTCGACCTCCTGCGTCGCAAGGAGGGCGCGAGCATCGCAGCGATCATGAAAGCGACCGGCTGGCAGAGACATTCCGTGCACGGATTTCTCGCCGGTGTGGTGCGCAGAAAGTTGAAACTCAATCTGGTCCGGTCCGGCGAGGCCGAGAAAGCGGTCTACCGCATCACGCCAGGCAACCCGCAGAAGTCGCGCGCCAGATCCGGGCGACCCGTTCCCGCCCGCAAACCGGCCAAGCGAACAATTAGCAAGCGGTCGCGCTGATGCCGGAATACGTGAATGAGATCGAAGCCGAGATCGATCGGCTTCGATCCCTGCCGAAAGCCGAGCTGCGCCTGCGTTACAAGGCGCTGTTCAAGGCCGAGCCGCCCAAGGCCTTCGGTCCGGACCTCCTGCGACGGAGCATCGCTTACCGCATCCAGGAACAGGCCTATGGCGGCTTGGATGCCGCAACACGGCGCCTCCTGAACAACCTCATCGCCCAGCAGGCCAAGAGCAAGGACGGCCGCATTGTCATGCCTCGCCGGATCAAGCCGGGCGCAGTACTGGTGCGGGACTGGAAGGGCAAGAGCCACCGCGTCATCGTGCTGGAAGATGGCTTTGCCTATGAAGGAAAGCCCTATGCCAGCCTCTCGGAAATCGCCCGCCTGATCACTGGCGCCCGCTGGAATGGACCGAAGTTCTTCGGCCTGCGTGCCAACAGCCGGGAGCTGCAGTCGTGAGGCGGAGGCCAAGTCTTAGGCCAGCCGCAGGCAAAACCCTGCGCTGCGCCATCTACACCCGCAAATCCACAGAGCACGGACTGGAATTGGAGTTCAACTCCCTTCATGCGCAAAGGGAGGCCTGCGAGGCCTATATCAAGTCGCAGGCCTCGGAAGGCTGGACCTGCCTGCCCAGACGCTATGACGATCCGGCTTTCTCAGGCGGCAACCTGGAGCGCCCTGCCCTGCAGCGGCTGCTCAAGGACATTGAGCAAGGGCTCGTCGACGTGGTCGTGGTCTACAAGATCGACCGCCTCACCCGCTCGCTCGCTGATTTTGCAAAGTTGGTCGAGGTTTTCGATGCCAGATCGATCTCGTTCGTGGCCGTCACCCAGCAGTTCAACACCACGACCTCAATGGGACGGCTGACCCTGAACATCCTTCTCTCCTTTGCACAGTTCGAGCGAGAGCTGTCGTCCGAGCGGGTGCGGGACAAGGTTGCGGCGTCCCGCAAAAAGGGCAAATGGACCGGCGGCAGCGTGCCTCTCGGCTATGACAGCAGGGACAAGAAGCTCGTCATCAATGAAGCCGAGGCCAGAACGGTCCGGATGATGTTCGAGCGCTACCTCTCCCTGAAATCCGTTCCGAAGCTGATCGAGGAACTCGATCGCAAACGCGTCATCACCAAGAAGCGGCCGCTGAAAGGCAGGACCGCGGGCGGCGTGCCGTTCAATTACGGCTCCCTCGTCTACCTTCTGAAAAACCGAACCTATCTGGGCGAGGTCGGCCACGCCGGCAAATGGTTCAAGGCCGAGCACGAGCCGATCCTCGACCGCGACATATTCGAGCGCGTCCAGGAGGTTCTCAAGGCCAACGCGGTCAAGCGCACCAAGCGGCGAGCAGAAACAGGAGTCCTCCTCACTGGGCTCCTCTATGACGACCGCGGCAACCGAATGAGCCCGAGCTACTCGATCAAGAACGGCGTGCGATATCCGTTTTACGTCAGCGCAGCTTTGCTCAGAGGGCGCAAAAAGGAGGCTGGCTCAATCGCGCGTGTTTCGGCCACTGAAATCGAAAAGTCCACGCTCAACGTCCTGCGCAAACACGCCGACGAAGCTGGAAATGAGAGCGCCATCACCCCACGAGAATTGCTCGATCGCTTGGTGCAACGAATAGTCGTCCGATCCACCAAGATCGCCATCGACCTTAAGGAGACCGCATCACGCCAGAACCCCGGTGGCCCCTCGCCAGCGCTCGAAATTCCATGGTCTCGACCCAAGAAGAACGGATTTGCTGAGGTCAGCGAATCCGCGGAAGCTAACGTCGGTGTGGCCGTCCAGGGACAACCTAAGCCAGAACTCGTGCAGGCTTTAGTGAGAGCTCATCTGTGGCTCAAACAGCTACAAGATGGCACGTATGGATCAATTGAGGAGCTTGGCCGCGCCGCGAAAATTCACCCGAAGAACGTGCGAATTGGATTGCGGCTCGCGTTCCTCGCGCCACGGATCACAAGAGCCATCATCCTAGGCAATCATTTGAGTGTAAAATCATCTGCCGGATTGAGCGATACCGATGAACTGTCATGGCGCGCTCAGATGCGCGTGTAACTTTAATTGTGGGACATTTCGAGGTTCCCTTCACTACAAGGAACAGCCATGACGTTGCGCACGCGGTACGCTTGCGAGTTCTTGGCCTTCGGTAGCCGCACGTCGCGAGCTCTTTTGAGAAGGCCGGCTTGCCGCTTATTGCGAGAACCCAAGCACCGTCGGAATTCGCCAAGGTAAACCCGAAACTTGGGTTCGCTAACCTGTGGATAAAGCAAATAATTAGCAGATGTTTTCGCGTAGCTTGACTCACTTGAGCGAATCTCTCGCAATATTGCGTTGACGAATCGAAGAGCTTCGTTTTGGCGCCGACTTTGCTGTTTGCTCGCCCAATCCAACAGCCGAGATCACTGCGTTGGGTGCGATGAATCAACCGGCGACGAGTTTGGGAAGTTCAGGATCGAGTGCGACGGCCCTGCGCATTTCTTCGCCAGGCCGGTTGCGCTCTCTCCTAATGGATGGCTCCGAGCCGGTGTTGCTCCTGGGCGCTGGCGCCTCGATCACATCAGGCATCCCCGGAGCTGGGAAGACTGTTGAGAGGGTGGCCCGATGGGCGTGGTGCAAGGAGAATGGTCGACACCCAAGTGACATGTCAATCAGGCGTTCGGATTATTGGCCATGGCTTACCGCGCAACCCTGGTACAAGCCGAAGCTCGCGCTCGGCGACCTCTATCCCGACGCGATCGATAACCTGCTCGGTGTGAAGAGTGATCGTCGAGAGTTCTTTGAGCAGCTTATCAATCCCCCAGATGTCCCCCCTTCGCGAGGATATGTCGCACTAACTCAGATTCTCCACCAAGGCTGGATCTCAACCGTTCTCACCACAAATTTCGATCAGTGCCTGGAAAGGGCAGCCATCCAGCACAACCGGCCACATCGCCTTGTCAGCATCAGCACTCCAGCTGACTACATTATGTTCAGCTCGGTGCCCCAAGATCCGCAATTGGTTTTTCTGCACGGGTCGGTCAAGCACTACACTGACAAGAATCTCACGGACGAGGTTCAATCTCTTGATGGGCAGCTTGTTGACCGTCTGAAGCCGCTTCTCCGCGATCACCCTCTAATCGTCGTCGGTTACCGCGGAACGGAAGCCTCTGTGATGAACGATCTGTTTCTCGCGCAAACTAGCTCGGGCAAATTTCTGCACGGGGTCTACTGGTGCGTTCTGGACGGCGATGTTGGCGGCCCCTTTTCCTCACTTGTCACACAGCTCGCGAGCCAAATTGGCTCCAATTTTCAACTCGTTCCGATCAAGGGATTCGATGATCTCTTTGAAAAGGACTTGCTCGCTAGCATGATCGCCGCTGGCGCGCGACCCACCCGCCGGCGGTCCGGTCACAGCGTCGGTGGTATGCCTGCAGATATGCGACCGCTCGACGGTTTCAATGTTTCGGGATTCGAGCAATCACTCCTTCATGCGCGCCTAACCCAATACGCTGAAAAAACCGACCTTTGGCGGCCAGGACAGGTCGATATCTCGTGGGTCGAGGAAATGACCGACAGGTTGGACCTCGTGCGGCCCATCGGAACGAGCAGAGCTCCGACCCTTGCCGGTTGGCTTCTCTTTGCACGGAATCCATCGAATGACTTCAGGCAAGCTCGCGTAGAATTTCGTGCGATCGGACCGGGAGGCTGGCTTAGGAGTCGGTTTGGCGACGATGTTGAACTCGAGGCAACCGAACGGGAGGGTGAGTTTGCCGTCCGACGCACCATCACAGGGAACCTCTGGAACCAATTGGATGCTCTCATCGACCTGCTGGCGCTTGTGAACTCTCAGTTTCGCTTAAAGGCTGAGGTGTCGAGGACCGTCAGTGCCTACAATGCCATCGCTATCAAGGAGATGATTGTTAATGCGATCGTCCACCGCGACTATGATCGAGACGAGGCCATGCACGTCGAAGTGCGACCGAGGTCGATCACTGTCACCAGTCCTGGCGGCTTGATTGACGAAATCGCCGCTCAAGTGGGCGATCAGTCCTTTCAAGAGGCGATCGCCGGACGGACAAGTCCGATCAAGGGCTATCGAAATCCCGCAATCTCCGATCTCTTCTATGGTGGGGGGCAGATGGATCGTCGCGGGTCCGGTTTGTCAGACATGGTCCTTGCGACGTTGAACAACAATGGCTCGGTCACATTCGGCCCATCACTGGATAACCGTCAATTTATAGTCACCATCGAGGCTCGACCGGAGGCGGTCGATGAGATTACCAACACGGCGCTGCCGATCTCTGAAGAGACTGTCCGCTTTTCAACGAATTTGGTTTCGATCGCCTCGATGCCCGACCGGGTTTGGCACGCAGGGACTACCGCGAATTCGAACGCAAGCTTCTATCGGAGCGCTCAAGGCCTGGCCGCTCCGCCTGGACATGTAAGTGACGGACGCTTCTACACCTTCTACAACCTCAACGAGCTAGCAGATGCGTTGGTAACGCCGTTCGATCCTGGCGATATCGAAACACTACGATTCACTGAACTCATCGGGCTACCAGGCGGTGAAGCTATTGCCTTGAAACTGCTCCACGAGTTGATCTTCGAGCACCTGAAATCAAAGGGACTTCAGATTGAATTTGACCGCCGTCGCGCCTACTTTGGGCGCGGCGACGAGCCTGAAGTGAAGGTGAGCTATCAGGGGCGCGTTCGAAAGGCCACGCGTACGGTCGTCAAGGCGCGAACCAAGCGCGACTCTGACGATATCGTTTATTACGAGCACAAGGCGTTCAGTTTCTCCGTCATGCGGTTTGGCGACGACTGGGCACTGGTTATCTCACCGGGCTATGCGTTTACGCGAGACGGGCTCCGCAAGCCGATCAGCCGGGAACGCACCAACGCTCTGTCGACCCGTCGCGCGGCGCGCGATTTCAATCCCAGTGTCTTACAAGACGTCTCTTTCTGGTTAGCCATACTGTCGGGGGAATCTGATGGGCTTTTTGCACTTGAGCACCGGCCGGATAACGATTTGACACGCTTCGCGCCAACAGTCCTCCTTTCGCCGCGTCCACCAACTATTTCATTCAATGTGTCAGCTTTCGATGAGATATCGCAACGTGATCAGGAGATCGATGAGGACCTGCTAAGGCTCGACGCTGAACTCGAAGAACTTGCGCTAGAACCAGATGACGACGAAACAGATGACGAACCGCGCGTGAGCGGGGTAGACGATGGCGATTGACCTGTCGATCGTCGAGTTGCAACCGCCCCGCCTGCAATTCGGCGGCGCCAGCGTACATAGCGATCCCAAGGTTGGATTGCTCGCTGCGGGTCCCTTCGACCTACGATTTGGATCCGCGCGCAAGGATCATGTACATGTTGGTATCATTGGGCCGGCTAAGCAGGTGGCAGCAGCGCGAAGGTGGCTGGATCGATGCGGCCAAGAAATTCCAGTGCTTGGAGAGCCGAACCTTCTCAAAAAGCCATTTCCGGGATTTGCAGAAGCCTTCCACAAAGAGTTGATTACACCAGATCAATCGTCAATCGCACTAACGTCAGATATCAATGATGCTCTTGCACATGCGCTGCAAGGCGACGCTTATAATGCCTTTCAGCGTGTTGTCGATCTCTATTCCGGTGCTCACGCTCGCCTGGCAGCACGCGGCCTCAATCGGCCCGACATCGTACTAATGTGTATCCCCGAGAATGTTTTTGACAAGGTCGGATCGGTCGAACGGAAGGCGACCGAGGACGAACGCAAGCGGGCCAAGGCGATCGAGCGCGCGAGGAAAAGAAGCCAGCTTGATTTGTTTGATACGTTGGAAGAAGTCGAGCAAACTTCAGAGGATTTTCTTAAGCGTGACTTGCGTCACGCGCTCAAAGCTCGAGCGCTTAGATGTCGTCTGCCAATCCAATTGGTCAGGGACGCGCTGCTTGATGATTCGGCGCGAAACCAAGACCCCGCCACGCGGGCTTGGAATTTCTCTGTGGGCCTTTATTACAAGGCAGGTGGCGTGCCGTGGCGATTACCGCCGACCGGTCCCGACACGTGTTTTGTGGGCATCAGTTTCCATCATTTCCGTACGACACAGCGGGCCATCGTGCGCTCAAGCCTGGCGCAGGCATTTTCAAGTGACGGGGAGGGTTTCGCGATTAGAGGGGAAGGCGTGCCTGTGGAGCCCAATCAGGGTCGAAATGTTCACCTCTCTGAGCAGCAGGCTTTTGAACTCGCCCAGAATGTCTTGGCCGAGTACGAGCTTCGTACGGGTGGAGCACCTCTACGAGTGGTACTGCACAAGACTTCGTACTTCGACGCAGCCGAATGCGCGGGTTTCGAGGCAGCGTTGAAGGACGTCCCGATCGTCTCGATGGTCACGCTGGTGCCCAGCATGTTTCGCTTGCTGCGATACGGCGCTTATCCACCGAAGGTGGGCACGGTCTGTACGGTCAACGCGGAGCGAAGCTTCCTTTTTACCTCAGGCTTCATGCCAGAACTCGGTACCTATCCCGGTCCGCATGTTCCGCAACCCTTCGAGGTGCGTTGCAATGGAACTGAAGGGCCGATCGCCGCGGCGCAGGATGTGCTCAATCTTACGCGCATGAATTGGAACACCGCCGACATCCGAGGCAAATGGCCCGTTTCTCTATCCTTCGCACGTCGGGTCGGAGGAATTCTCGACGAGTACGGCGACGACGATCTCGTCGAGACTTCGTTCCGTTATTTCGTGTAAGCAACCTGAGTTTGGGACCACTCGAACCGAGTATCACACAGACAGATTCGCACCAGTCTCCGCCCTAATTCTCTCGAAAACGGGAGTCTGGGCGACGTTGTGTAGAGACGACGGGGCCATTTTGGGCGGAGTTCGGCGTCTCTCATAGCGGAGAGACCGAAATAGCAGTGTAGATCCGCCCAATTCCCCACAGAAACCGCGACTATTCCGTAGAGACGCCCGCCGCGCACAAATCGGCGCAGTGGCTGGCTGGGGTGGCAGGATTCGAACTCGCGTATTCCTAGAGACGCGGGCGGCGGGGGCCCCTTTCGCCGATCCGAAGATGATCGAATACCTGCGAAAAGAGCCATAAG